TTTGGAACTCAGACTACAATAGACGGAGAAATCCAAGACATTAATGGTTTGATGGTTTATTACCTAAAAGGTGGTGAAAAAATCTCAAAACATACAAATGATGCTGGGAGTGCTGGTTATGGTGAATTTATTACTCATACAGTACGAACAATCTCGGTTGCAAGAAAAATCTCTTATGAATTAGCTTTTAGAGACTATACAAAAGTTAATTTTGCATCTTCAAGAGCTTCATTAATTCAGGACAATAAACGCTTTGACAAAGAACAGAAACACTTAACTGACTATGTACTAGACAATATTTTTGCTGAATGGTTAGAAATAGAAGTCATGCAAGGCACGTTACCAATAAACCCAGCTAAATACGCAAATGATAAATCAAAATTCTACGCTCCTAAATGGAGCTACCCGAAACGTGAATGGGTAAACCCTCAACAAGACATGAAAGCTATTGAAAAAGAGATTGAATTAAATCTTACAACTATGACAGATTTAGCACATGAAAGAGGTCGTGACTTTGAAGAAATATTAAAAACTAAACAAAAAGAAAAAGAGTTATTGCAGAAATACGGACTAACAGAAGAACCAACACTACAGGAGGTTAAGAGTGCCTAAGATACAAAAACGCAGCGCATTAGTTGGTACAAACCAAACAAGAGCTGCGACAGTTTCAACGAGAAAGACAGACACAGAGGCTTTGTCATTCGTCATTGTCTCAGATAATAACGAGGGCTTGCGCTTTGATTGGTGGAGCGGTGATACATACATAGAACGACTTGATATTAACGGTGCGAATATGGACTCACTCAATACCTTTTTCAAAAACCATAATAGAGATGTAGACGACGCGATAGGTCGGATTGAAAACAAACGAACGGATGGGGCATCTTTGGTTACTGATGTGTTTTTTGATGAGTCAGGTGCAGACGTAAAGCGCAAATATGAAAATGGAACGCTTACAGATGTATCAATCGGATACAAAATCAATAAGTATGAAGTTGAGGAGCGAGACGGAGAACCTGACATTGTTACTGTTACAGATTTTGAGATTATTGAACTCTCAGCAGTAGGAATTGGTTTCGATAGTGGAGCAAAACATAAAGGTCGTGAAAGTGATCTAAACAATGAGGGAGATGTACAAATGTTAAAAGAGTTACAAGAACGATTAAAAACACTTGAAGCTATGGCGCAACGTGACAAAGACCAAGATACGGAATTAATGAAAGTTCGTGCTGATATTTCAAAAGCGCAAGCGGATGAAATTGAAACACTAAGAGCTGACAAAAAAGAAGCTGAAAGAAAAGCTGATGTATTAAGTGTTGCAAGTGCTTATCAAGCTAGTGATTCATTAAGAGAAAAATTTGCAGTAAAAGGCACAAGTGCAGAACTGATGAAAGCTATTCTCGATGAGAGAAAAGATGCTCAACCATCAATGCCAGCACAGCCAAAAGATGATAGCAAACGTGAATCGATGATGGGTGCTATTCGTGATGCAGTAGCTTTAAAAACTGGTGTTAAAATAGATACCCCTCATGCTAATGTGAACGAGTTTCGCGGTGCATCATTAATTGATATTGCAAAAAGAGTTACAGATACAAGCAGTTATGACCGTCAAGAAATCGCCTCTCGTGCAATGGTGTCTGCTGACTTCCCACTTCTTTTAGTAAGTTCAGGAAATCGCGTACTTGAACAAGCATATGAAGAGCAAAATGGTTCTTATCAATCATGGGTAAAAGAAGTTGATGTAGATGATTTTAAAAATCAAACTGATATTACACTTGGTGATTCAGGTCGTCTTTCTAAGCTTAAAGAAAATGGCGAGCTAAAAGAGAAACAACTTGGTGAGGCATCGGAAGATTGGAAATTAGAAAGTTTTGGTGCAGAGTTTACATTAACACGTCAAATGATTATAAATGATGATCTATCTGCATTCACTAACATTCTTGGTGAGTTTGGAACAATGGCTAAACGTACTGCAAACGGTATTGTGTATGACTTACTACAGTCTAAAAATGATCATGCATCTTACACAATGAAAGATGGTGTAGCAATTTTTCACGCAGACCATAATAATTTAGCTGGAACTGGTGCTGCACTTTCAGCAACAACTCTTGAAGCTGCAAGAACTAAAATGATGCGCCAAAAGTCAACAGATGGCAAAAACGCACTAAATATATTACCAAAATATCTAATCGTTGCAACAGAGCAAGAGATTACTGCTCGTACTCTTTTATCTTCAATGGCTAGCACAGAAGCAAATACAAACGCTGGTGTTATCAATCCATTCTATAACATGATGACAATTATCGTAGATGCAGAACTTGCTGCGGGTGCTTGGTATATCGCTGGTGATAGAAGAACAATTAAAGCTGGTTATTTAGCTGGAACAGGTCGCAGACCAATTGTCCAAATGGATGCACAGAGTCTTACTAAAACAGTATTTCAAGGTGTATTTGACTTTGGTGTGGTTGCAGAAGACCACAAATCACTTTACAAAAATCCAGGTGCTTAATTAGCACCTTAATACAAGGAATAAACAATGGTAAAAGAAGCAACAAAAATCCAACAGGGTGCAGTGGTAGATTATACCGTTGCAGCAACAATTGCAAATGGTGATGTAATCCCATTAGCAGACAGCATTGGTATTTCATTAGATGATGCAGTTTCAGGTGACGTAATCAGTCTTGAACTAGAGGGAGTTTTTGAAATTACAGCAACTACATTAGATGCAATTGCATTTGGTGCTGTTCTTTATTTTGATACAACAGCTCGGACAGTTACCACAACGGCAACAGCAAATACATTAGCTGGTCGCGCTATGAGTGCAAAAGCTGGCGCAACTGCTGGTTCTGTTTATGTGAAAATTGGGTAACAGATGAGAGTTAAACTACTAGTAGCTACTGATTTTCGTGGAGCAAGCCATAAAAAAGGGGATGTCTTAGATGTTCCTAATGGCTTAGCTAACAAAATGTTTCTAAATTCAAAAGCTGAAAAGTTTTCAGGTGAAATTAAAGAGGCTCTACCAGGCAAATCGTTAGACAAAATGAATAAAGCAGAGCTTATTGATTATGCAGACAGTATCGGTCTTGAAGTAGATGAGAACTTAAATAAAAAGCCTCTCCTTGAATTTATCGAGGCTAATCAATAATGAGCCTTAGAACATCATTATCAGAAGACTTGCCAAACATCTACAAAGAACTTGCAGATGCAACAGCAACGTATAAAACAATTGATATTGATGTTTTCTTTGATGATGATTATGGAGTTGAAAGTATTAGTAACAAAGTTATTAAAGCAATGACTTTTGATGTTAGTTTAATAGCGCTTGGTGATCAAATAACTATTGATGCAGTTATTTATAAAGTTTTAAACTTTAATTTAACAGATGATGAGTTAGAAACAATTATTGCATTGAGTAAAGTATGACAGAAGCAGAAGTTATAAATATAGTAAAAGTAACAGTTGAAGATTTTGCAGTATCAGATGTAAAAGTTATTGGCTCACAGCCAAACGGTGGAAGTCGTCTAGATTACTTTGCAGTTATTGGAGTCATTGTAAAACATGAAAAAAAGGGTGAAGGAATTCGTAAAGCACTTTTAAAATTAAGTGCAGGTGAACCTGATTTTAGTTTTGAAGGTTCAAAGCTAGATTTTGATGATTTCAAAACAGAAATCTTTCAAGTAAACGCATTAATAGGAGCGATTTAAATGGCACATATAAATAATAAATACAAAGTACTTAAAACTCTTCGTAAGCCAGGGAAGAAACATGAAATAGGTGAGATTATTGAGTTAACTGACAAAACAACAATTGAGGCATTAATTAAAGCTGGAGCAATAGAGGCAGAAGTAACAACACAAATTAAAGAGGAGAAGAAGTAATGACTAGAAGAATAGGAGGTGGACGCCTTAGTTTTGAAAAGCAAAATGCAGATGGAACATTCGCAGCTGCGATTGAGATTGGTGAAGCTAAATATGTTGTTTTTAAACAAGATGTTCAGACAACAAACGCTATGAACCATGATAACGCTATAGAAGTTGTTAGTGATGTAGCAATTACTGATATGAGTGCAACAATTAGTTTTAAGACAACAAACCACTCTCCTACTAACTTAGCAATTGCTAT